CTCGGTTTGTGAGTTTGGTTGTACGCCTTGCAGCACCTGTTCTCTTAGCATCTGAAACGCCTCAGACCCGTACTCATCAACAAATCTTTTTATGACAATTTCCGCCTCATCTTCAGACAACTGCCCAAGAACCGCCATCATTGTCTGCTCTATTAATGGGTCTGCGCTAGGAACCGAGCCGCCCTCCTGCATAGCGTATGCTTTGGTGTAATCAAAGGCTAATTCGTCCATATTTACAGGGGCTTGGAAAGCTCCCATGTCTTTTTGTTTATCACCAGTCAGGCCAAGATCCTTATACTCCTCAACGGCAGCCTGATACTTTTTGCTTGCCCCGCTCATGCCCCGCCTTGGTGTTGTAGCTAAGGCAACTAAAGCATCGTATTCAGCTTCAGACATCATAGAGCCTATGCCATCACGCATACCGCCCATATAAGGGATATTTATTGCAGGATCTACGCCCGGATCAGTGGTGGTGTCTGTGGTCGTTGTGTCTGTGGTCGTTGTGTCTGTAGTGTCAGCTTCTGGAGTTCTTTCCCTAAAATAACTTATTTCAGGGCCGAATCCGGGCCGATACCCAACCTCTGCAAGCTCTTCTGCTGTTTTAGCCACTGGGCCTCTAAGGCCAGCTTGACGGGACGCCGCAGATCCAAGGCCAAACCTAATACTTGGCGGCACATAATCTTGGTTAAAGCCCTCTGTAGGGCCACCCATATCCATGCGAACAGGTGCTTGACCAAGTCTTTGAACCTCACCTAACTGGCGCTGATACTCTTGTGGGTTTACAGATACGATGCCACCCATGTTGTAGCCGTCATAAGCTGAATACCTCCTGTTAGCACCAGATACATCCATGTTGTAATCCTGACCAACCTGCGAAAGAGAGGTGCCTAGAAGTTCGTATGCTCTATCCGATTCTGCTTGGCGCTCACGCTCAGCTTCACGAGCCATGCGCTCGTAGCCTTCCTGCATTTCTATGTCGCCTCGCATACCGCTACCCGCAGCTATCGGAAGTATTGTTCCCGGCTTCGCAAGGCCTTTGGCCGTAGCCTTCAAAGCGTCTCCGCTAGAAAAAGGGTTTGTTAGCCTGTCAGTAAAACCAACAGCACTGTCCCCTGTGGTCTTTACAAACTCATCACCTACACGCTCTAGCCCAGTCCTCTGAGTAAACAGTTGATCGGCTAAATTTTGTTGCAAACTTTGATTGGCTGCCGCTTCCGTCGTTGCTTTTGTTGATGCTTGCTGAGCAAGATCAAGCGCAGGATTTGCATAGTCTAAACCAGCCTCGGCTCCAACCCTTGCCAAATCAGCGCCAGCAGTTGCGGCATCAGAGGCCAGCTTAGCGCCCTCAGTAGTGGCCGTATCCAAAGCGGCAGCGGTAGCATCAGCGCCTGTAGCAACGTCCGCACCCGCACCCAAAGCAGATCCTACCCCGTAGCCCATAAGGCCAGAAGCAATACCCTTCTTGAGATCGCCAGTCATGGCTGTTGTGGCAAGGCCTGAGCCTATAGCGCCTGCTAGGGCGCTGTTAGCGCCTATTGCAGCCAAGGTGCTTCCTAGCGCACCTGTGCCTAAAGCGCCAGCAGCGGCTGTAAACGCGCCGGGAGCGGCCATGCTTGCCAGCATAGGGATAAGAAAGGCAAACGCCTCTGGCTGACCTGTGACAGGGTTTGTGGTTAAACCGCCGGGGGTAAGTGATGCTATGCCCTGCACCTCTGCTGGATTCATGTGAACCAACATACTGTCGCCGTAACGACCATACTGGGCCATCTGTTCTGCTTGTGGCTGTAATGGCGCTTGCTGTAGCTGTCCTCTTACATAGTTCATTAACTTGTCTCCACCCCGAATAGGTTAAAACTTACATTGGCGGCGCTGGAATAAACCTTGACCACATCTGTTTGAGAGAGGCAAATGCCTATTACAACCGTCCTTGTGGTGGTTGCTGCAAGATCCTCGTCGTAAAAAATAAACTGCTTGTCATCGGCTGTTGCACCGCCAACGTGAACACTGACTCTGAACGTGATGCCAGAACCGCCACGGTTGCATATAACCAATGAGCTAACAGTTGTTTGTGTTAGGTCGGGCGCTGTGTACAAAGTCGTTGTTGTGGTCGCGCTGACATCAACCTGACCAAGTACCTTGATAACGTCTGTCACGATGCACCCATAAGCAGGAACTGAAACCTACGCATAGCTAAAGATCCAGACTTGTCGCCTTGGGTCTTTGCTAGGCTTACATCGTTTTCTATCTGATCCATTGCTTGTTCTATGGTTCTGCGAGTAATCGCCTCGTTGTTAACATCATACTCTGGCGCTGGAACAGGTAGTGGGTTTTGTCTTGTTGCCATTAGCGCCTACCGTCCTGTCGCATATCAAACCTAAGATCACCAAGTCTCCAGCCAAAACCAGACCCGCTGCTCTCAATGCGAACAATTGCATGTCTTGCTCTTGTGCGTATGTGTGACTGCTGGGTTGACGATGTAACCGTAGCTGTTGCTTGGGTTGTGGGCGTTTCTAGCGGGAAGTTGCTGCCTTTGATTGTAAAATCAACAGACGCATCTGATGTAGCTCCACGGAAGCTAAAGTCAGGGATTATCCTGCTAATCATCATAAACCGCTCACCTTCACCTATCTCTAGATCACCTGACTCAACAAACGCTGTCATTGCCTGACCGTCATCATCAAAGCCAGTTTCATGGCTGTATAGGTAGTTTGCGTCGGTGACCCCAGTGTTTACGCTGGATGCAATAGGGTTGGAGTTCTTGGAATAACCAATCCAAGCGCCACGATCCAAAGTGCCTACAGCCCAAAGGTTTTCAGCGTAGTTGTACGACACATAGTTGGTAATCTCTGTATCGCTTTCGCCCACAGGGTAGAACCAAATAACTTCTGAAAAGTCATTGTTTTCTGCTGCAAAGACCTTGAACGCCTGACCTTTGTTCAAGTTGGTAAACACATGCTCTTTAACGCTACAAGGCAGTGGCTGCACTGAGCCGTTGTAGACATAGAACCCACCAGAATCCATGAAGTACACGGAGCCTCTGGCGTTAACCGCCGCGTTTGGCGAGATCATAGAGATGTCTGTGCTTAGTGTTGAAAACTGGAAGGTAAACGGAGCGCCAGTAAACCGCATTGAGTGCAAACTTACATCTGTAAAAACAAGTATCTCTTGCCTTGTCTGTACGGCACCAATGATCTCTGATCCAGAGTTTATCCTGACACCACCAGCGGTATTTGTTGCTGTTGGCGTCCAATCTGCTGCGTTCTCTTGATCAGAGAACCTAACTAATAACGGGTCAATAGTTGATGAGCCAATTGGATTAGAGCCAAAAGCGATAACATGCTGATCTATATCAGATACAAGAACCTGCAAAGCAACAGTTGGTGTGTTTGATGCCCCTGCAAGAGAGCCAATCTCTATGGCTCTAGTGCCTGTGCCAGAGCTTTCGTCCCAGTAATAAACACCGCCTCCTCTAGCATTGAACACCAAGTCCTCACCAAAGTTGTCTTGGCTGAACAATCGCAACTGCCCAGCCGCAGATATACTGCTAGAACTGCCCCAAGCGCCAGAACTCCAAGTGCCTGCTCCGAAACCAGTGCCCTGAACGAAAGTGTTCAAGCCCGTGTTTATCTGATAAGCCGCAACAGTAGAACTGCCGCCGTTACCTGTATCGCTAGAGTTTGCGATTACCTCGGTTCCGTTTGTGTCCTTAGCCGTAATCGTAAAGGTGTTGGTCGTTGGCACAGAAGTAATCTGATACTCCTGATTTAAGACAGCGGCTGTGACTAGCCCACCAAGAGAAGCTGCGCTACTAAAAGTAACAAAGTCATTAACAACCGCGCCATGAGCGTTTTCTGTAACTGTGATTGTTGAAGAGCCGTTTGTTGCTGCAAATGTAGCATCACCCGCGCCAGAGGTGAGCCTTATTGGGGTTACGTCGTTGTACCCAGCGCCTTCAGCCACATAGAACTTTAGATTAGTGCCTACGCCTAAATAATTTATGGACTCTAAAGATGACCAGTTGTGCAGGGATCTACAGACACCAAGAAAGCTTTGATCTGTGTACTTCTCCCAGCCCCCTATCTTTTCAACTCTGCCTTGGCGAAAGCGTATCTTGTCAGCATCAAACCATCCTGCGTCAGCAGAATACTCTGTGCC